TAAAAAGAGCATATAGTTGTGCAGATCAACCATTAGGAACACTCACAACAGGTTTTGAACTTTTTAAAAAACCTACAAAATGTATTACTGATACTTGTGTGTCAAGCGCAGACTCAAAGATACCAAAGGTTAAGCATGAAGATTGATATACAAGATATAAAATTCTGGATGGATGCTATTCGCAATAGCGAAGACAAATATCGCACACTTGAAAGTTTCTGGGGTGGACAACTCCAATCAAAAGTTTGGCTCATTGAAAATCTCAAAAAACAGATGCCAAGGATTATGAATGCTAGTATTGTAATACATGGAGGTTGGAATGGAATATTATCAAGTATGCTTTTTAATAGCACTTTGGGGATTAAACATATCACTAGTGTTGACATAGATCCTAATTGCGAAGAAACAGCGTTTACAGTAAATAAGCGTCAAGAAATGGAAGGTAAATTTAATGCTACCACAGCAGACATGACAGAGTATCAATATGAAACAAATCCACATGTTGTCATAAACACCAGTTGCGAACATATTACGCAAACACAATACAACAAATGGCTAGATAATATACCTGGTAATCCATTAATTGTTTTGCAAAGCAACAACTATTTTGGATTAGAAGAACATATTAACTGTTCCGAAAGTCTAAAAGAGTTCGTGCAAAAATCAAATTTAGATGTTATAATAGCAGAAGAACTAAAAATAGAAAATGTTGATTATACAAGATTTATGATAATTGGAAATAAAAATGTCTAATTTATACAACTCATTAACACAATATGGCAGCCAATGTGAATTAGACATCACTACCAATGCTTCACAGATTGTTCATTTTACAGAAGATAATTTTAATTATGTAAGATACAATCCAAGGAAAGATATAAACAGATGGGGATTAAGTGTTACAAGCCTAGATGGTAAACTCACAGGCATACCAGATTTAGATAGTTTATACGAGTATAATAAAGAAAACGGAACAACATATAGCGAGTTAGATTTCAGTGTTAAAACTGAAGTTTACAATAGAAGTCCTGAAATACAGCAAGTTCTTGAACCTTGGAAGGATAATATTTTTAGAACACATATTCTAAAATTTGGTCCGGGTGGATTCTTTCCACCGCATAGAGATATGCCTCATATGAGATTATATCCAGAAGAATTTAGATTGATAATGCCATTGCGAAATTGCAATCCACCGTATTTTAATTTTGTGTTAGAAGATAAAATTTTACACTGGGATATAGGACGTCTATACTTTTTAGATACACTAAAAACGCATTATCTTTTCAATAGCGGGTTTAACGATAGTTACTGGTTAGTTGTAAATGTGTTGTTAAATGAAGATACTGTAAAAGAAACTTTAATGAGGCTTAACCAAAAATAATGTATAATTTAGAAGATATAAGATCTATTCATCTTGAAGTTAGCAGTAAATGTCAGGCTAGATGTCCAATGTGTCCGAGACGTTTAGCAGGAGGACCATTATTAGACTCGATGTATCTTGAAGAAATAGATTTAGGAACATTTGTAAATTGGTTTCCTAGAAATTTTATACGGCAACTGCATCATGTAAACATGTGTGGTAATTTAGGAGATCCTATTACTGCTAAGGATACACTTGAAATATTTAGATACATGAGAGAGACTAATGCACACATGACATTACAAATGCACACTAATGGTAGTGGAAGATCTGAAGCATGGTGGAAGGAACTTGCAAGTTTAAATGTCAAAGTAGTTTTTGGTATAGACGGTTTAGAAGACACTCACGCATTGTATAGGATATCTACAGATTGGTCTCGTATAATTTACAATGCTAAAATTTTTATAGAAGCAGGTGGCGATGCACGTTGGGATATGCTTGTCTTTAAACACAACGAACATCAAGTAGAAACTTGTGAAAAATTAAGTAAGGATTTAGGATTTAAAGGATTTAGTATTAAACATACAACAAGGTTTAAAAATGGAAAATTCGAAGTTCTAGATGATGATTATAATATTACACATATTTTATATCCATCTAAAAAAAGCGAGCAAATGATTCAACCTGCATTAGATGCACAAAAAGAAGTAATGCCTATTATCACTTGTAAAGCGAAACAAGATAATCAAATTTACGTAAGTGCGAATGGCAATGTGTCACCGTGTTGTTGGCTTGATCTTGAATGGCTTCCGCAGCATAGTATGAGTCGTATAGAATACATGGTTAAAATAAAAGACATACCTAACTTGCATAAAAATACTATGCAACAAATATTCGATTCAAACTTCTTTAATAAAATAGAAAATGCATGGACGACCTGTGGGTTGAAAGAATGTAGCAAACAGTGCGGAGTGTTCGACAAATTAAATAACCAATATGAAAAGAAAGAATATGACACAGCGTAGCAAAACATTTTGTGCTTTGCCTTGGATACACCTTGCTACTAGACCTAATGGAGATGTTAGGGTTTGTTGCACTGCAAATGCTAGTGGTGCAGGTAGCATAGACAATAAAACGGCAGGACTTGTTAAGAAAGATGGTATTGCAATGAATATGCGTGATCACACCATAGAAGAAGTATGGAACAGTGAACATATGCGCAGAACTAGATTAGAAATGTTGAATGGGCAGATTCCAGAAAGTTGTCGTAAATGTTTTGCAGAAGAAACAAAAGGTATTGTAAGTAAACGTATATGGGAAACAGAAGTCTGGGATAGTAGATTAAACATAGATGACATAGTAGGCAAGACAGATTCAGATGGAAATTTGCCTGTAAATATACCTTATTTCGATTTGCGTCTTGGTAATGTTTGTAATTTAAAATGTATAATGTGTTCTCCACATGATTCATCCAGTTGGATTAAAGACTGGAAGTTGAATATGCCTAAATATAAAAACAAAGATTTGATTAATGATCAAAGTTGGGATAACGATTTTGATTACACATGGTATAAGAAAGGTTCATTTATTGATTCAATGAAGGATCAAGCACAGCATATTAAAGAATTATATTTTGCTGGCGGTGAACCATTAATGATACCAGAGCATTATAATATACTACAGTTTATGGTAGATGAAGGATATGCTGAAAACTGCTGTGTAAGATATAATTCTAATGGCACTGACATACCTGAAAAACTTTTAAACTTATGGCAACATTTTAAAGAAGTAACATTCAATTTTAGTATTGATGCTTATGGTGAAAAAAACGATTATATACGATATCCAAGCAAATGGGCAAACATTGAAAACAACCTATACAAACTAGACAATACACTTGATAATGTTAGAGTAAATATTGCTGCTGCTGTTCAACTTTTTAATGTAGCATATTTAGATGAACTAGCAACATGGAAAATGGATCAAAACTTTACTAAAATTAACTTACTTCCATTTGGTGGCGGAATAATCAGCACTCACCTTGTATACTTTCCAAGTTACTTAAATATACGTGTATTACCTACGCAACTTAAGGATTTTGCTAAAAACAAAATAGAAAAATTTATAGATAGGCAAAAATTTAATTTTGATTTTAACAGAAGTCCTATGGGCAAAACACGTTGGGAAGGTATTATAAAATATATGATGCAGGAAGATTGGAGCCATAAATTGCCAATGTTACAAGATTATCTGCGTGTATTAGATAAAAATAGAGGAACAGACTTTAGGAAAACATTTCCTGAATTAGGAGAAAACATATGATAAAAAAACTAGCACTTGTATTTGGTGGCGAACCAAGGTTTATTGAAAAAGGTTTCAATGAAAACAAGATCTTTTTGCAATGGCTAAAAGACAATTACGATGTTGATGTTCATGTGCATTGTTGGAACCATAGAAGGATTTGGAGCAGTGATGATCACGCAACAAAAAGATTTCAAGGAAGAATGGAAGGAAACACATATTATCCATCCGACGGAACAAGCAGAGTTGAAAGAAGTTTACTGGAAGATGATGTTAGAAGAGAATTTGATGTGTATCAGCCTAAAACATTTGTAATGGAAAAATACAATGACAGTCTTTACACAATAGATGGCGGCTTTCCAACAGGGCAATATGTAAGTAGATCCAAAGCATACAAACAAGCAGTAGAATATGCAGAATATGATTATGTTTGGATTACAAGAACAGATTTAGTGTATGATGCTGATCAACCAGCAACTTTTACCTTCCTCGAAGAATATAATAATCAAATCCTTACAGAAGGGATTCGAATGAGAAATGGAAAAACATTCACTGCTGAGGATTGGTTCTTTGCAGGAAAAACAAATCTATTCACAAATTT